TTGCTGTTCGTGCGCTCCGTGGGACTGGGCATTTGACGCCCGGGAGCTATCGCCTAGCCAGTATTCCCTGAGTCTCTATGACGACCTGCTTGACCTACTGCCGGGCTGTATAAGCCGGCTATATGAATCACAAGAGGCGTGCGTTGATGCAAAGGTGGCGCAGGCTCTAATTAACTTCCCTGGGTGGACTGAGCAGCAAATTCGCGATCTTTTCCAGGAGTCTTGGGAGGCTAACGAGTGCCGGGATGACATCTTTTTTAACGGCTCCACGTGGTTCGGCTGGAGCGTGCCGTACATCAACGGCGTGGTGGCCACGGCGGCAGCGCTGGAGGAGCAGTGTCCAGACGGCGCGCCGCCGGCCTCTTCTTGGTGCTTGCCTGGCGCCACTCGCTACTGGTACGTGCAGGAGTTTTCCGGCTCGGCGGGGGCGATCCCCGATATTCGCAAACTTGTCCTTGCCACTCCCGGCACCGGCGACTGGATCGTAGAAGCCCTGCTAGAGCGTGGCACACAGGACGACCTGCCGGCTGAGGGGTGGGTGGAGGCCGACGACTGTGCCTCTTGCGACGACCCGGCTGAACTGGAGACAGACTGCGATCCAGCCGCGGACTACAAGGTGTTCTACGACAAGACCGTCACCGTAGAAGACTCGTTCACAGACTTTTGCAACTCGTCTACCGACTCGCTGGGCCTATGCCCGCCGCAGAACTGCAAGCTCGTCACCATCACGGTCACGCGGACGAACCAGTGTTCGCCGAACTCGCCGGCGTCACCGGACGTGACCACGTTCACCGTGGTGCTCGCCGTCTGCCCGTGCGGCTCGCTTGTCTCCGTGGTTGTGTCCCCTACCAACGAGGACTCGGACCCGGTGGTCATCGACGGCTACGGCTACGCGAGCGAGCAAAACTGCATCGACGACCTCACCGTGAGCAACTGTCTGGGCGGTACGGCCAGCAGCCAGTGCATCGGGGACCAATGGAAGAAAGTGCGGCACGCGATCGACGGCACGCGAGACTGCCTGGAGTCTGTGTGTACCAGTGCTTGTGATCCGCCGGGGTGCTGTTCATGACTACACGTAGCATGGTCATCCCTTACTCGGGGCGCGTGGATCCGGCCACGCTCGCGGCGGCGATTGCCAAGCTGCTGGGCGACAACCCCGGCAGCGGCCTGCTCCAGATGCGAGTGGTCGAACATGCCCCGCCGCCGCCGAATGAAGGCCCGGGCACAGAACTAAAAAAGCTCCTAGCCAAGATCGGCATCACGCCGAAGGCCGGGTGCAAATGCCTGGCGCGTGCCGTGGAGATGGACATCCGCGGCTGCGACTGGTGCGCGGACAACGTGCCCACGATCGTCGGCTGGCTCCGCGAGGAGGCCACCAATAGGCGGCTGCCGTTCATTGACGCGGCGGGTACTGTGCTGGTCAAGAGAGCGATCAGCAACGCGAGGAGGCTGCATCGTGGCAAAGCGCACGGATGAGCGCGGGTGGACTGGCCTCGACGACGTTGACTACGAGGAAGACGCGGACGGTGCCAACCCGATGCCGGATGACGACGGCAACATAGTTCTACATCGCAAGGAGGCGGCAGATGCAGCGAGGGGACGCGATAACGCGAAAGGCCGAGCGGCTCGCAAAACTCCATCCCGAAGCCCCCGCGCAAACGCTCGCAAGGCGACTCGTAAAGGAAAGTAACGGCGCGATCACGCTGCACCAGGCACGCATGCGGATGCAGCGGCAGTTCGGGCAACACGGCAAGAAGAACCGCAAGACGCAGAAGCCTACGGTCCCGCGTCCCCCGCGAGAAGCCGGCGAGATCCTCGCCATGCCGAAGTCGATGGCCCAGCCTTGGACGCCGTACGTCCTGAAGGTCACCGGCCCAATCGGCATCCTGTCCGACGTGCATGTGCCGTATCACTCTGAGGTCGCCGTGGCTGCCGCTGTCGGCCACCTGAAAGAGCAGGGCTTGTCTGGGCTACTTTTGAACGGCGACATAGCCGACTTCTACGCCATCAGCCGGTACATGAAAGACCCGGCCTACCGGGACTTCAAGGGCGAACTCGAGGCGGTGCGTGGGTTCCTCGGCTGGCTGCGGCAGGAGTTCCCCGACATCCCGATCGTCTACAAGACCGGCAACCATGAGGACCGGTGGCAGCACTGGCTCTGGCAGCACGCCGCCGAGATCAGCGACGACCGACGCATGAGCCTGACGGCGTGGCTCGACCTAGACAAACTCGACATCGAACTCGTCGATAACCAGCGGCCGGTCATGCTGGGGAAGTTGCCGGTGCTGCACGGCCATGAACTGCCGAAGGGGATGGCGGCTCCGGTCAACGTCGCCCGCGGTGCGTGGATGCGGACGCTATCGACGTGCCTGGTGGGACATTCGCACCGGACCAGCAACCACGCCGAGTCGGACATGTGGCACCACGAAACGGCGTGCTGGAGCACGGGATGCCTGTGCGACCTACGGCCCGACTACGCGGTCATCAACCGATGGAACCACGGGTTCGCCGTTGCCACCGTCCACGACGGCGGGGCGTTCGACGTGCAGAACTACCGCGTGATGGGTGACGGCACCGTGCGGTCGGCTTGACCACGGGCATAGGCTGCGGACTCACCCCGAGGAACCAAGCATGACGACCACGACACTGGAAGAGCACAACGCCGCACTGCGGGCAGCCGTCCGCGAGCGGCTCGACGCCACGCCAGCCGATGACCACAAGGTGTCGCCGCGGGCGACGGAACCTAGGCACATTGTCGCAACTACCGAGGAAACGCAACACGACGAGTCGGACGTGCCCTACGTCGAGCACCTGCTCGGGCGGCAGCGTGGCGACTCGGTCCTGAGCGAGACCTACGCCGAGTGGGAGCCGGGCTTCCAGCCCGTCACTCCGGCAGAGCAGACGCTGCGGGACGCGATCGCCACGATCCGAGACCGGCACGGCAAGTACGGGCCACCTACGGAGCATTTCGCCAGGACGGCGTCGCTGGTGAACGCGGCGTTCGGCACGACGTTTACGCCGGCCGACTGGGCTCTCGTCATGGTCTTGGACAAGATCGCCCGCCAGATGGGGCCAGCGGCGACCGACGACGCTGCTATCGACATCGCTGGCTACGCGGCCTGCCACCAGGAGTGCCGACGTGGCTGAACCCCTCACCGACGCCTACCTCCAGCAGTGCGAGCAGGACGCCCGCCGGTTCAGCGGTGCGTACACCGGGACCAGCGGTACGCTCGCGGCTCACGTCATGCGGCTGCTCGCGGAGTTGAGCCGGGTCAAGGGGACGCTCGCCGTTGAGCGAGCGAGGCGTGAGCAACACACTTGCCGCTGGGGCGACGACCCGAGCGGGCCTTACGTCTCGGACGAATTCCTCGGCGGCCTGCGGGCTGATAGCAACGAGTGCTGGCCGGATAGATGAGGGGGCAGGACGCATGATTGGTCTGTACGTCCTCTCGGCGTGGCTCGCTGCCGACGTTGCCACGGGCATCGTCCACTGGTGGGAGGACCGATACGGCGACCCCGCGTGGCCGGTGCTGGGGCGGCACGTCGTGGCGCCGAACATCCGGCACCACTCTGAGCCCCGGGCGTTTCTGGCCGGCGGCTACTGGCAACGCAACTGGACGACGATCCTGCCCGCGGCTGCCGTATCGCTCGTCGCCCTGGCGGCGGGGCAGCACTGGCTCGCCCTTGTGGCGGTGTTCTCTAGCCAGGCCAACCAGGTTCACGGGTGGGCGCACCAGCGATGCTCACGCCCGATACGGGGGCTGCAACTCATCGGCCTGCTGTCGTCGCCAGACGGGCACGCGGTCCACCATCAATCGCCGTTCAATAACCACTTCTGCGTCATGAGCGACCTGATGAATCCGGTGCTTTCGGCGGTCGGATTCTGGCGCCGGCTCGAGCAAGTCGCGGGCTTGGCGGGCGTGCATCCGAGAGCGGAGCGAGAGACTGCTTGACCGGGCGGCGGGTTGAGTGCGACGACGTGTCCTCCTCCACGTTGCCGCCTCCCCGCTTGCTCGGTCACGCCGCCGGTCTGCCCCCGTCCTTCGGCGGCCCTTCGAGGTCCAGCGGCGGCAGGAAGTCGAGCCCCCGGTGCGTCTCCGTGATCCGCGGATCAAGGTAGTGTCCCCTCGTCATCGCCGGATCGGCGTGGCCGAGGTGTGCCGTGGCGTCCCCCCCGGCAGCGGCGACGTAGGAGGCGGAACTCTTGCGAATCGCGTGGAACGCTCTGGAGGGC